TATGATTGTTGGGATGAAGTGACCAGTTCTTCAGTCTCGACTACTGGGGATCACACTTGTCCATCTGAACAGTTTGACAATACATGTGGCGACTGTCGTATGTGTTGGGACAGACAGAATGAACATACAATTTACAAGATACATTGAAGGGGTTTGGATAATGAGCCATCAAGGAAACGATGAGAAACGTGAAAGGGATTATGAGAATAAATCCTATACTGTAGGTGTCTGGGATATTAAATTTTATCTGGTCGATGAAGAAGGGCATATGCTCACAAATGAGGATGGAAGTGTAAAAGAGTTTTACTCTAACAAAATCGATATGAGTTATTGGGCTGATGGAATTGATCCTGATGAATTGATAGAGTTACCCAATGATAATTAAATCAGCATTGGTCTGTCTTGCATTAAACGTCTATTTTGAGGCACGGAATCAGCCTGTCATGGGCCAGATTGCCGTGTCTCAGGTGGTGTTAAACCGTGTCCGTAGTCAAAACTACCCAGACTCTATTTGTGCCGTTGTGAAACAAGCAAAATATACCAGAAGCGGTAAAATTATCAGGAACAAGTGTCAATTTAGCTGGTACTGTGACGGTAAAAGCGATCAACCAACAGACCTATCGGCATACAGATGGGCTAGATACATTGCATTACTGGTATTGTATCGGGGATATCCTGATCTGGTAGATGGAGCCACACATTACCATTCGCTGTCAGTCGATCCTGAATGGAATAAAAGAAAACAGCCACTTGGGATCATTGGGGATCACATTTTCTTTAAATGAACAAATGGATCTAATATTAATTTTTTTGTGTTGTATTTTTGCAACGTTTGAAATTTATTTTACCCCGACGCGAAAAATTTTGTTGACGGGATAATTTCGAACTGTTATGTAACAGGTTGATTCGATTTGCTTTCGTGTTTCAAAAAAGAAACAAAAAAGAAAAAAGATCTTAGATTCAATCTGTTACAAATTGGAGAGTTTAAAATGAGTCATTACAAAATACAGAAACGTTACGATGTTGAGCGTATGGTTCATCATTTCATTGAAAATAATCAATTACGGGCCAACTATGGTAAAGACACTGAGGGTATATTTCAAGTAAACTTTTTAGTTGAAGAAGGGGATGTACCCGAACCCGACGAGGTTCAGACGGAGTTACCGATATGAACTGCTGGCATTGTAATACTGAATTAATTTGGGGTGGTGACCATGACATATCAGAAGAAGAAGAAGAATTCTGTATGGTCACAAATTTGTCATGTCCTGAGTGTAACAGCGAGGTACATGTGTATTTACCAAAAGAAAAGGAGAAAGAAGATGTTGAGAAATAAGAAAAAGAAACCTGAAGAGTGGTGTGTTCGTTTTACACGATCAACTACTCAGATAGTTGAATACATTGTCGAAGCTCACACTTATAAAGACGCTAAGAAACAGGGTGAGTTAATGATTGAAAATGTTGATCCATTCAATGAAGAACAGATGCAGGAATTTGACGAATGGTCAGGAGATAAACATAAGGATCTATGGGTTGATTGGGTTTATCCTATGTCGGAGGATATAAAGGATGATTGAAGAAAGACTTGATGACAGTGATGAACAGAGAGTTAAACTGTTCAAAGAGTGGCTACATCAATGCCCTCATGGAGAGTTCCATTCTATTGAAGAGACATGGGATGACGAAGCCACACTAGGGTTTCGTGTAGACTTTGCAGTTTGTAAAAGGTAAGAAAGATGACCTATAGCTGTTGGACATGTATGAATTGTGGATGTGGTCACTTTGACGAACAGATACCCATATCCTGTATCATGTGTAACCATGAAGATTTTGTTGAAGATCCAAATGAATACTACAAAATGTTGGATCTAAAGGAATGTAAGGATGACACAGAAGAAACGTGATCCTTCTTGGCAATGGCTGAGAGCCTTGTCGAAACAGGTTATCCCTTCCAAGAAAGGAAAGGGTAGCTACCAACGTAAACCAAAGCATAAAGGAGAGAAACATTATGCCAACAAAGAAAATCAAGACACCTCAAACCTTAGTTAAGTGGGGGCATGAAGAAGTAACCCTGCGTGAATTGTTTAAGGAATTAAACAAGCTTGTAGCCGATCCTGTTAGAAACCTTTACGAAATGGATGGAGATATGTATCTATCTGACTATCGTAAATTATGCGATGCTCAGTGGAGAATACATATTTCGTTAGAAGAATATAAGAATGGGTAAGTTCGTACACCATTCTGTTTGCTCTAACTGTGGGTCATCTGATGCTAATTCTCAGTATGAAGATGGCTCATGGTGGTGCTTTAGTTGCCACACTTACACACGATCTGATAATACACAAAACGGAGACGATACTATGCCTACATCTGTAGCTCACACTATTCAAACTAACACAATGCCTACTGAACGAGGGCAGTATGACGCTATCCCCGACAGGGGAATTACGCTGGAAACGTGTAAGAAATACAACGTTACGATAACCAAGAACAGTGATGGTGATGTGACCCATCATAACTATCCTTACTACGACAAGAATAATGCTTTGTCGGCTTACAAGATCCGTGAAGTAAAGGATAAGAATTTTAGAACAGCTGGAAGCTGGCCTGTAACAAGTCTGTTTGGACAGCAACTCTTTAACAGTCCATCTAAATTCATTACTGTTTGTGAAGGTGAACTGGATGCTATGGCAACTCATCAGATGCTTGGTAACTATCCTGTTGTGTCCATACGGAACGGTGCATCTTCTGCTTTAAAAGATTGCAAGAGATCCCTTGAGTTTCTTGACTCATTTGAAAACATTGTGATCTGCTTCGACTCTGACAAGGTGGGGCGTAAGTCAGCCCAAGAAGTAGCTGATCTGTTTACTCCCGGAAAATGTCACATTCTGACAACGGCTTTGAAAGATCCTTGTGAATATTTAATTAAAAACAAATCAAAAGATTTTGTTTCGGAGTGGTTTAACAACAAGAAACAATACACACCAGAAGGAATCGTTTGTTTATCTGACATGTGGGATTCATTGTCGGAACGTGAAGAGATTGTTTCTGTTAGGTATCCGTGGGAAGGAATGCAGGGACTAACATACGGCATGAGGTTAGGAGAACTGTGTACTTTCGCAGCTGGTACTGGTGCAGGTAAATCTACAACAGTACGGGAACTAGCCTACCACATACTTACACAAAGCAAATACAATGTAGGTATGCTGTTTCTTGAAGAGAGTGTGAAACGTACAGGCTTGGCTTTGATGGGAATTCATGCCAACAAACCTTTACACTTACCAACTTGTTCTTACACCGACGAAGAGTTTAAGGAGGCATTTGATGCTTTATCAATGGATAGACGGGTATTTCTTTTTGATCATTTTGGGTCTTGGGGTATTGATCAGCTTCTTTCTAGAGTAAGATTCATGGCGAAGGGATTGGACTGTAAGTTTATATTCCTTGATCACATTTCGATTGTTGTTTCATCTCAAGATTTTGGCGATGAACGTCGAGCCATCGATGAAGTGATGACCAAACTGAGGATGCTTGTTCAAGAACTTAATATCCATTTAGGAGTAGTCACTCACCTTAAACGTATAGCAGGTGACGGACATGAAGCTGGACATCAGGTAGCTCTCAGTCATCTCAGGGGAAGTCAGGGTATAGCTCAACTGTCTGACATGGTTATTGGATTGGAAAGAGACAGCCAGAATGAAAACGAAGATGTACGAAACACTACCTTACTTCGTGTTTTAAAGAATAGATTTAGTGGTGATACTGGCCCTGCTTCATATCTTAAATACGAAAGGAGTACGGGTCGGCAACTGGAAATAGACAGTTCTGAACTTGAAGAGTCAGAGGACGAAGAAACAAACGAAACAACACCTTGTCCAGATACTGAGAACATGTTCGAAGATATAATGGAGTAGATAATGTCCGGTAGTAATGCTAACTGGCGTACCAAACAATCCAATAATTCTGCTTATCGTAAGAAATATCAGCGACAAAAAAGAGTCAAGCAGAAGCAAATGGCAATTGAACACTTAGGATCTCATTGTCAGAAGTGTGGGTGGTCATTTGAAGTGATTGATGTTTATGACTTTCATCATCTTGATCCTAATGAAAAAGAACACAAGATTGCTGGAATGTTTGGTCGTTATTCATGGGAGAAAATAAAAAAAGAACTAGACAAATGCATTATGTTATGTGCAAACTGTCACAGAATTGAACATGCGAGGTTGAGAGAACTTGAAGATAGCACTTGACATAGAAACGGATGACTTGGATGCAACCTGTATCCACCTTGTTGTAGGTAAGAACCTCGACACGGGATGGATGGAGTCATTTCGTGAAGGTGATAGAGACAGACTTCAGTCTTATCTTAACCAAGCGGAGTCCCTTATCATGCATAACGGTATCTCGTTTGATCTTCCTGTATTAGAACGACTGTGGAATATTAAATATCCTTACCATAAAGTATTGGATACCTTGATTGTTTCTCAGTTGAATAACCCTATTAGATTAGGGGGAAATAGTTTGTCTAACTGGGGAGAAATTCTTGACTTTCCGAAGATGCCCCCACCTAAATCCTTTAAAGCCTATACTGCTGAGATGCATAAATACTGTGAAAGGGATGTTGAAGTAACGGAAAAGCTTTACCTTCATCTTAAACAGGAGATGGTCGGATGGTCAAAACATTCTGTTAAATTAGAACATACTATACGAAGGCTACTGGATTTACAAAAGAATAATGGATTCTTTATTGACCAAGAAAAAGTTCTAAGCCTGTTAGCTATACTGGATGATGAGTCTGGTATCATTGGTGAAAAACTTGTTGATACTTTTGAACCGACTATAGAAGTAATGAAAACAAAAACAAAGACCCATCCCTTCAACCCTCAAAGCAGACAACAGATAGGCGACAGGTTGATGAAGCGTGGATGGAAACCTACACAGTTTACGGAGAAGACAGGGAAGCCTGTTGTCAATGAAGCTACTCTTAAAGACTGTACTATCCCTGAAGCAGAGGACATCAGAAAATACATGCTGTTACGAAAACGTAGCGCACAGGTATCATCTTGGGTTAAAGCTATCCACCCTGACACACAGAGAGTACACGGTAACGTCATTACAATAGGTGCAGTGACAAACAGGATGAGTCATAACTCTCCTAACATGGCACAGATACCTGCTGTCTATTCTCCATACGGAAAAGAATGCAGAGAGTGCTGGACAGTAGAAGATCCTGTTAACTATCGACTTGTTGGAGCAGATGCGTCAGGTTTAGAACTGAGGTGTTTAGCTCACTACATTAATGACGATGATTATATAAACGAAATACTGAATGGTGACATACACTCAGCTAATCAGAGGATGGCTGGACTTGAAACACGGGATCAGGCCAAGACTTTTATCTATGCTTTTCTTTATGGTGCTGGCCCTGCCAAGATAGGTTCTGTGGTTGGGAAAGATCCCAATGCAGGTCAGCAGTTAATCACTAAGTTCTTGGAATCAATGCCGAAACTGTCTGCTTTCAGAGAACGGACACTGGAAGAAGCGGAGTCTACCAGTATGGTAAAGGGATTGGATGGTAGGTTCTTTCATATCAAGAGTTCCCATGCAGCTGTTAACACACTCTTACAGGGAGCAGGAGCCATCATTTGTAAAGAATGGTTATGCCACATAACACATTACGTTAAACATAAAGGATTAGATGCGAAGCCTGTAGCCAACATACATGATGAGGTACAGTTTGAAGTACACAAAGATGACGCAGAAGAATTTTGTACCCTCTCTCGTACCGCTATGAAGGACACAGAAGAAAGCCTCAGTGTTAGATGCCCTCTTGACAGTGAAGCAAAGATTGGATCGAACTGGGCGGAGACACACTGATATGAAGAGAAACAAAAGCTACAAAGAGAGATACTTAAAAGAAGTGGTAAAAACAAAACAATATAAACAGTTAACTCATCTATTAAAATATAGAATTGAAGAGTTAGAAAAAATTATAAATCAGTTACACGATGATAATCATATAGCCTGTTTTAGTTATCCTTGCTGTGAAGAAGGCCCACAAGGATGTATCGTTCTTCACGGTGACAAAGCCGAACCATATGGACATAGACCATGATAGATGAATTTAAAGTTAAAAGAGAATGGATTAATAAAGCGAATAAGAAATCAGAAGAGATGGGTACGCTTCGTAACTCCATTACAAAAGGAAAAGGAAATACGATGGGTTTCTTAGGTGAGTTTGCAGTTGCTGACTTCTTAAAAGACTGTATTGTTTCAAACACTTATGACTACGATCTTAAAGTTGGGGATCGTACTATAGATGTTAAGACCAAGAGTTGTACAGTGAAACCTCGTGTAGATTATATGTGTTCAATTGCTGCTTACAATACAAAGCAGAAATGTGATGTGTATGTTTTTAATCGTATGTTGCGTGATCTGTCTAAAGGATGGATCTTAGGATGGATTAAAAAAGAAAAGTATTTTGATGAAGCTAAATTTTATAGGAAAGGAGAACAGGAGGGTGACAATGGTTATATAGTACAGGCAGACTGCTACAACCTGCCGATAAAAAATCTGCACGACATTGAATTTTTTTCTTGACTACTATTTCGTGTGGTGTATTGTAGCGATTCGTTAAAATTGTTTTTTTGAAACTTGTTTAGAAACTTATAGAAAAGGATTAATACTATGCCTGTAATTTCAGGAAAGGCTTATTGGCCTAAACTACACACTCCAATGGGTGGACCTATGTCTCCCGAAGACAAACGGTATTCCATTGATGTGGGCAATCTTGATAAGAAAAATGTTAAGGTTGCAAAAGATTTGGGAATGACAGTGAAGACTGACGATCCCGATTCTGGGAAACCAAATGCTGGTATGAAGGAAGAGTTCGTTACTCTGAAAGCATATGGATATGATTACAATGGTAATCTAAATCCTAAACCACCCCTTGTTGATGCAAAGAATAACCAGTTAGGTGATGAGATGTATCATGTACTTGGCAATGGGTCTGATGTTAATGTTAAGTTCGCATCGAAAGTAACCAAGACAGGATTTCAAATGTTCTTGTTACAGGGAGTTCAGGTAATCTCTCTGGTAGAATATGATAATCCTAATGCTGGTGAAGCTGAGAGTTTTGATGTTGTTGATGGCGGTTTTGTAGATGAAAGCCGTGTCGAAGACTCTCCGATTTAGATCTTAACATACAATGGGGCAATAGCGTTATGAAGAATCTCTCCACAATATTACAAGACTTTCAAACTTTATGGGATGAGGGTACATCTCCAGACCAAGAAGACCTTAAAGTGTTTTGTGATAATGTTTCTGACGCTATTGCCTCTTCTTTTTCCGAAGCAGTAAGCACAGAAGAACGTACTGTACTAAGAATGTCCTCTATTGGTAGACCATCAAGACAGCTGTGGTATGAATCCCAACACAGCACAGAACCTGAGTACATTGATTACAGCTTACGTTTGAAATTCCTTTACGGACATATACTTGAAGAACTGCTTGTCTTATTACTTAAAATGTCAGGTCATTCAGTAGAAGACCAACAAGAAGAACATGATCTTGAAGGGATTAAAGGACACCAAGATGCAAGAGTTGATGGTGTTCTGGTAGATTTTAAATCTGCGTCAGGCAGATCATTTAGTAAGTTTAAAAATCAAAGACTTATAGACGATGATCCATTTGGATACATAGGTCAGATGTCTGCTTACGCCACTAAACACGACGATCAAGAGACAGCCTTTATTGTTATAGATAAACAGACAGGTGAAGTAACTGTAATGCCTCTTCACCGTATGGAAATGATTAATGCTAAAGAAAGAATTAAATCTTTAAGAGAAGCGTTATCTAAAGACACGCCACCTGAGAAATGCTATGACCCTGTACCTGATGGTCAGTCTGGTAACATGAAGTTAGTAAGTGGATGTAGTTATTGTCGTTTTAAATTTGATTGTTGGGAAGATGCTAATGATGGTCATGGTTTACGAGGGTTCATGTAT